ATGCTATACCAACAAGACCGTCCACTCTACTAACAGAACAAGCAGATGGGGTGTCTTCTACTAGTACAGCTATGTTTCCTAAGCCTACAGGAATACCGTCAGGGAGTTTACCGTAGCTAATCCACTTAGGACCATACTTACTAAGTGCGCGTCCTACTGCCCCATGTGATCCTCTATTATAGAATAAGACTCTATCCTCAGCCGGAGCATACTTCACCTTGATCCACTTCTTCTGGTGAGCTTCAAAACTGTTCACCGACTTCAGGTATTCGATTGCTGGTGGGTGATTTTCTACAGCAGTGACAATCTCTGGTATAGGTCTGCCATTTGATCTATCCCTCTTCACATTGCTGAGATAGTCTTTGACTGATTGCTTACCACGATTGCCGTGATGTACTCCCTTGCCGTTACATGATGCGCGGTAGCAGTACCATAGAAGTTTACCGTCTAGCTTAGACAGAGCCAACTTCTTCTCGCCGTAGCAGAATGGACAGGTTATTACTTTTGTATCACCTTCCTTAATAGGAATGGCTTTAATAATATCTAACTGTTCTTGGTAGGTCATTTGAGTAGTCCTATGCTATACTGCCCCCGAAAGGCGCAGCCCTATTTTATGTAATAGATTGGGATAGTCAACATCTAATAGAGAGCTTTTTTAACCAATTTACGGTCACAGTCAATTAAACAAACTACCTGTAAGCTATTGATTTTAAACGATACCTGTTAATCAATTGGTCGTAGGTTCGATCCCTACCGCCGGAGCCATTCTCAATAAAATCAATAACTTACGGTAGTTTGTTTAGGTAAATGGCATGGCATATTAGTAAGTGGCACCGTGCCATTTTTACCATTCCTCTACCAAAGGATAGCGAATCTCTCGGTAGAGTAGTTCTTATAGCCTTTGGATTAGTTAGGTGGCGTAAGCAGAGCTTCCCAAGAACTAGGGTATAGCTCACCCATAAGGTTACTAATCTCATTGGCAACCATGCGTGTCTCAGCTTGTGTGTCAGGGGCGCAACGAAGCCTACACATATCCGCAAATGCATCTAAACTACCAGACCAGTACCATTCGGTCATCATGCTCTGTGGCAGCACCATACGGGCTTGTTCAGGACATACCCCTACGTCTAGTAGGAACTCATACTCAGTCATTGCAATTTCATTAAAGCCGTTGTCAGATACAGTTACGTTACCTGCACTACCTTGCTTCTTATCAGCGCTACGTCCACGCCATACAGTTGGTGTGTAAAACTCAGGCTCATCGTCCACGTATCTCCTACTTATTTCATTCCAACGTAGGAACTTATGTTTAACTAATTGCCTAGCGACAAACACTGGTGCTTTAACGTGGAAGGATGCGAAGCAATGTCCGAATGGTGACAGGTGTTTATGCTTCGCAAGATACTTAATGAGCTTCTCATCCCTGTCTTCCAACACTGGTATCTCTCCAGCCCAGTTGCCCATATGAATATCATAGGAGCCTATGAAATCACTCTTCTTCCCGAAGGATACCCGTGCTGAATTTACTACGGACAAATCACTGCCCATATGTTCGATGTAAGTTGCTTTAATCATTTGTCGGCCTCATCTTAGGTCGTATGGATTGAGACAGTATATCCGTCTGTATACACTGCCCTACTGCGCTTCTATCAAGGTGATAGATGGGATCGTGATAGGTTAAGAGAGCATCCCCACAGGCACGTTGCGAGGGGAATACTATTTTGCTTTGGAAGTCGTGACCGTTTAACGTGTAGGTCAATACGAGTATGGTAAAGAACTTCATCAGAAAGGCGGCTCACCATTCTCGTCTAGCTCCGGCATCTTAAACGTGAAGTCACGTTCAATCTTAGGCTCCTGTTCTTCTTCTACAGGTAGAATGCCCATCAGCCGGAGTTCATGTTCAAGGCCCATTGGTAAATCTTCCATTAGGCCACCCTCTCGTAGACACGTTGTTCCCTTGTGCTAGTCCACTTAGCACCAATCCTGAGAGAGTTTAATTTAGCATTAGGCAACTGTGGCCCCATACATGCAAGGCGGTCTACTTTGTTACCGCGAGTGTCGTACACCTCTATGACTTTGTATTTTTGTGAATGATCTAGTTCTAACAGCGGGTTTTTATCATAGTTCAAATCCACTATAGGATACCTCTTTTCTTCATTGCATTGGCTGCTTCGATGTTGCCTTGCTTGGCATACACGACAAGCATACTGGGGTTCTTATGGCCTGTTAGTGCCATTAGCTCACGGTCTGTACACCCTGCGCGAGAGGCATGGGTTGTACCCGTCCTTCGCAAATCATTTAACCAAATAGGTGTATACTTCTGAGAGCCATCCTCATTGTAGTGTCCGGCTAGAGGAACTTCTGGCAGACCATAATCTTTAGCCAATCTTCTAAACGACTTGACTGCGCGGTCTTGGGTGTAAGGTTTACCTGTGCTTTCTTCGCGTAAAATGAAATTGTCGTTGTTGCTGATACTATGCAACTCCAGACGTTTTCTTATGGATGGTGATACAGGAATAGACATACGAGTGCCAGTCTTTTCTTGCGTAAACTCAAAGCAATCTGTATCTAAATCGATGTTGCTCCACTGTAGTTTTCGAACATCTACAACACGCTGACATAGCTCATACAACATGGTGATCATAGTACCCATGCTAGGTCTACCATTCTCATCACAGAACTTGATCATGCCAGTGATATGTTCGTCAGGCCATAAGACTTCACGGTCAGGCAGCTTTGGTAGTTTTAATAAGGAGAATGGGTTACTCTTGGCCTTTCCAGACCGAAGAGCTTCATTCCATACCAGCTTTAGCACCTTCACTGTGTGATTGGCTTTGTGTGTGGATACGTCAGACTGTATGTGTTGGTACAGTTTCTGGGCGTAGTTGTAGTCCACATTCGACACAAGCATTCTGCGAAATGTTGTGTTGCTTACGACAACTTCAAGAACGTGTCTAAGGTGACCAAGGTATGATCTCTTAGTGCTTTCAGTCTTAATGTTGAGATAGGCATTAGATTGCTTGTAGGAGTTAACCATAGACTCTACTGATCGATCATCTACGGTGACTTCCACATGATCATTAGCCAACCAAGCCTCATACTTACGCCGCCACTCGTAGCCACGCTCGTTAGCCTCAGTCTTAGTGTCATACGTCTCCCGAACTAACGCGGGAAACGCCTCAAGAAGTTTAGGGGTGGGTCTAACATCGTAGACCCGTTTGTTTTTGATATCTCGATATCGTACATAAGGAGCTTTAGCCATCATGCATTCACACATTGGCGGTTGTAGTTAATGAAATAGGCGATGCTTATCTCGTAGCTATCCACATCATGGGCGTAAACGGCTTCTAAGGAACTTGCTACGGCCTGAACCTTCTGGAAAACCATTTCTTCAGAGAAATCTCTATCGTATCCGAAGTTCATTGGTATGGCAGTCAGCACCTCTTTCCAGTGCTTGTATTTTGTGCATTCCTTATCTGTAGGATTAGTCTTCTCCCAACGGTTTTCATAGACAAACACTACGGCATCGTTGTGATCCCAGACTTTTACTTTGTAGGTCTTATCCGCAATCATGCCGCTTCTCCTTTAGTAACATCGATTAAGATGTAGCAATTACGATATGGGAAGTTATCAGTAATCCCAGTATAGTGAGAGAAGGTAACGGTATCACCAGCCGCAGCTTTCTTGGTGATGTTTTTGATAGACAAGAGCTTATCGCCCCTTGGTCTAAGATAGAAGCGAACTTCAGAGGGTGAATCGTCAGTATACTTGGATTCAAAAGCCACACGCGGCTTCCTACCGTTCAGGCGGTTCCACTCTAGGTCTTCATAATCAACAGGTAGATACTCTTTAACAAAATCAACGACAGACTTGTTCGCATCGATGATAGACTTATTCAGCATACGCTGAGTGATCTTAATGGTAGCAGTTTTCATGTCAGAGTCCTTTAGCTAGTTTGACTGCTAACACCTAAAACGCCACCTAGTACATTGTCAATAAAAAAGTTAACAGTGCGCTAAAAAAGATTTCCCCACGCGGGAAAGTGTATGTTTAACCCCCTACCACCATAAAACAGTTATAGCCCATAGAAGTACTCAAGTTGTCTTCATCTGGCATAGCAATAGCAGCCTTCATCTTTTCGGAATAGATAATAGCATATGGTCTATTGTTCTCCCTTGATCCCGCAATGGCATCTTGAAGTGCGTAAGATAACTCAAGGGCTTGGTGAAGGTTTATTTGCTTACAGGTCATAGTAGCTCCTAACTGATTGGTTAATTGTGGGAATAGTAGTGATAAATAATACAACCTAAGAGTGTGTGGTCAATAGCAAAGTATCGTTTTGAAAAAAAGATTTCCCCACGCGGGAAAGTGCATAGCTTCCCTGACCTATACAATCCCCAATGTAATATAGCCAATGGACTTCTGGTAAGGCATAGGCATGGGCATGAAAAAATCCACTCAACCAATAGTAGATCACCTTCTAGTTGATTAATTAAATGGCAATACAACCAACTAAGTGATTGTACAATTCGCCAATAGCTGATAGACAAACGGCAGACGCCACACTTGCGTCTTTTTGAAACCAACTGAAAGGAACCACTTAAATGGGTTTAACAATTGAACAACTCGCAGCAATGGAAAACGTGACGCACTCACGCACAATTCCGGCAGATATTTCTGCGCTGCTCAATGCATCTTACTTTAGTGAGAGCCGTCAGGAACAAATCCGCATTGGCGATTTAACCCTGCCGCATTTCATCAGAGTGATGCGGAAAGCGTCTGCGCCATCAGTATTGCACAGAGGCTAATCTACTACTGGGGTCTTTATCATTTATGGTTCGATGGTTTGGCCTTTCTCTTTTGAACCAACAGCATTTGGAGAATAAAAAAATGCTTAATAAACCAACTCGCAAATATGTCCGCAAAGCAATCCGCATTCAGTCAGCCAAGAGCTATTCAACTCTGGCTCGATTAGAATTTGCGATGCGAGGGCATGAACTTGACCACTTGCCACACGTTAAATTTGAAAATGGTGGGCGCTGGTATGCAATCTTTGAGGGATATTCACTATCACCCGCTGCGCGTTCCCGCGTTGAAACGAATATGTTCAAGGTGGTCTAGGAGGGTTTAACTAGTGCAGCCGATAGCCCGTGTATTTTTGGGCTTTGTGCGGATCGGCTGCATCAGGGTGAACCTTCACCAACCAACTAAATGTAACACTCAAACTTGGAGGCAAATATGCCATTTGATAATATCGTAAACTTCAACTCAAAAGCAGTTCAATTCCCATCTCTGGACAAGACTGCGTTTCACGCAAAGCACGTTGATCTGGGCTATCAGTTCGAGCAACAGCCAATGGACGTTCCGGCTGATCTAGCACGGGCTGTGATTAGAACAGACAATGGCGCGGCTCTTGGATTAACTGGCAATCGCTACGGGATAGCCCAAAACCAAGACGTTCACGATGTTCTGGTTCAATCGCTCGAACAGGCGCTGCCATCATCTTACCTCAAGGACATCGAACTGGAAGAACAGGTTTCCGGCAATGGCGCATTCTGCAAAACCACATATCGTTTCCCATCAGCCGCAGAACCAATTCGCCAATTGCGGAACGCGACAGGTTTTAAAAGTGATGTCTATGGTAAGCAGCACAAAGAGACATGGCTCGAACTACAGTTCTCTTGGATCAATTCATTCGGTGGTAAAACGCCGTTGATCATCGAAAGCGGGGTGCGTGATGTTAGCTGCCTCAACAGCCTGACCACCGCCTACAAAGACGGCTCTGAAAAGCAGCGGCACACTTCCAAATGTGATCCGGCATTGTTTGCCGCGTTC